TTCCATAATCTGAGCACCATCTTCTGTATTACGAACATATACTGATAAGTTAAAATCAAAGTTATATGGTATTGGTCCGTATTGTGACTTCAATGAACTGTTATTTGTACCAAGAGAGAAATTTCGGTTGGTTGTAACACCTTTGCGACTAGAATCATATGACATACCTACCATATCAAATGAGATTCTAGGTACAGTTATTGCAATAGATTTTGTTAGGTCTGGATCGGAAGCCAAACGAGTTAAGTATTTTTCTTTGGCACCATAAGACAGAGGCACTTTAAATCTTTCGACCTCTGTTGCCATATCTCTGGTGTAACGAATCAACTGAATGTCGTTAAATAGTGTGCCAAAACCAACGACAACTTTTCGTATGGTTCTGTTATAGAAATGTGCATTACCTAACATTAAGGTTCACCAAATGGGTTGTGTTCAGTGAAGTCGAGTATGTCGCCAGCTTCATCTTGAATAATATTATTATCGGCAACATCTTCAAATACACTGTCAGTTGGCATATCGTCAGCTGCAGTTTCTAATGCCCATGTTGCACCACTTGTTGCACCAACAATAGTTACACCAACTGTAAACTGACCCTTGACATTAACCACATCTAAGTGTCTACCAGGAACTGTTGTATGCACCGTGGCCACCGCATTGGCAGTTGCCAAAGAATTGCCTTGATAAACAAATTCACCAACTGTAAATTTGCCTGTGCCATTGATAGGTACATCCAAACGTGTTCTCTTGTATGAATCAAATGCTTGTTCATCTATCTCTGTGTGACCAGTTTGAATCAACTCATCAGATAATACAAATTGTTTAAGTTTCAGTGCATAAACATAAACATTACCACCACGTCCACGACCTAATGTATAAAACATTGCTTGGTCATTTTCATGTTCAACAAAAGTTACTTCAAAAAAGTTTTGCATCAATGGAATGTAAATTAAATCACCTTCCATTGGTCGTTTTGGTCCAGAGTTAATAACTAAGTCACCAAGTCTAGGTATACTATAGTTTGTGGCACCTGAGGCATACTTAAATCTGCGGCGAGAAATTAGTAATGTTAATTCATCTCGAATCTCAAGTCCAAATTTAGAGATGAAATCTTGTTCACCATCCATACCAGTAACATTCTCCAAATATACTTCAATTGGAAATGCAACTCTATATTGTTTGAGTGTATCTTCACCATACAATGTGTCAGGACCATTAGGGTCTGCACTAGAACGTGGTAGGTAAAACACGTCCATACCATACTGTTGCATGGCCTCAATCACCAAGTCTTCAACAAGTAGTTGTTCTTGGGTAATTCCTGTTGGAAATGGTTGAAAGTAAAAATTTGTAGGCATTCATTAACCAGTCAAAATTTCTGGAGGTAGAACGTTATAAGCTTGCATCTCAGTTTCAATCTTATCGATTTCTACTTGTGCTTCAGCCATAATTCGAGGACCATCTAACGTGACTCCACCTGGCATCTGTACACCAGCAAATTTTGACAAGTTAGTACCCCACTGGTATTTAATCAACGCCGTGGCATACTGTTTTAAAAATCTATCATCCCAAACATCAGACACACCAGTCTTTGTGGCTGTCGCATCAGTCACACTTGTCGTTAAGTTTGTGGTTAGATATGCTTGTGTTGGTGAAATGATACGATTAACTTGTACATCTTGCCCACCAACTGTAATGATATCACCTTCAAGAATTTGTTGGTCGAATGTTGTACCTGTTCCAGTCATTACGTTTGATGTGTTTGTTGCCGTAACTGTGCCTGTTAGTATCACTGTATCTGGCGCTAACTTACGATAACATTCAATAACCACATATTCACCTAAAGTCGCATCACGTGACCAATCAATGTCTAAAAAGATTTTGTTTTGATGACGATTGAATCGGTGTTGTGGGTAACCAGAGAACAACATGTTTAGTGTTGTGATGTGTTGCATAGTGATTTCATATGACACATAAGATACCGATGTGAAGTCATACAAATCATGTAGACGCAATTGATAACGAAGGTCAAACATATTGATTGATGAATTGGAATCATCAAACGGAAATATTTTAGTTACAAAAATAACTGGATCAGGACAGTAAATGAATTTACGGTCAATATCATCTTGTGTAATTCTGTGCTTCATGTAAATCTTTTCAACACCATCAAAATGATAGTCGTGGAAAAACTGTAAAGCATCATCAATACGGTCGTCAACTTGGTCATCATCCACGTTAATTTGAATAACGGGAAACCCTAGTCTACGCAGACAATAGTCTTTAAATTCTGTTCTTGTTGAAGGTGCAGCCATTTTTTATATTCTTAACTTATGAGGTATATTTATGTGTTAAAAATTAACCTCTAGGATAATCTGGAAATGGTACCCAATTAGTTGTAGCTTCATCCCACAAGTATGGATAACCATCAGTTGGAATAGCTACGGGTGCAACATATGATACTAGTTCTTCATCCCATGTCCATGATGCTGGATGTGTTGCATTAAATGCATTTTCTCTTGCTTCTGCAATTTGCTCTGCTGTTGGAGCAGGCATGTTTTCTAAGTCTATCATTTTATTTTTCCTTTATAGTGAATGTATTCAACTCTTTTAAGAACCGTAGCTTGCGCCTGCTGGTGAGTACCTAGCAGTTCCTACGCCTGCGGTATCTGTGGCAACTACACCTGTGTTTATACAATTTTATGTCAACGAATATCCTGCGGCTGCTAATGTGGATCTAGCAGTACCAACACCTGCTGTATCAGATGATACTACACCTGTGTTTGATACTAGATTGGTTATTGCTGTAACACCAACACCTGATGGGTTGATGCCATATCCAAATATAGCTTTATCACCACCATAACCTGCGGCTGCTAATTGAGTTCTAGGAGTACCAACACCTGCTGTATCAGATGATACTACACCTGTGTTTGATACTTTGGTGGTTATTGAATTAAATGTACCATTAGGACCTTCTCCATATCCAAATATGGCTTTATCACCACCATAACCTGCAGCCGCAAGGCCTTGTCTAGCAGTACCAACACCAGCGGTATTAGTAGCAACTACACCAGTGTTTGATACTAGATTGGTTATTGATTGATATGTACCAGGAGGACCTTCTCCATATCCAAAAATAGCTTGTCCTGTACTACCATAACCTGCGGCTGCTAATCCATATCTACCAGTTCCTACTCCAGCAGTATCACTAGCAACAACACCAGTGTTTGAAACTTTGTTGGTCATTGATACAGTAGTACTAGAATATCCATATCCAAATATAGCTTTATCTGTGCCATACCCTGCGGCTGCTAATCCCCATCTAGCAGTACCAACACCTGTAACATCATTACCAACAACGCCTGTGTTTGATACTAGATTAGTTATCGCTGTATTACTACCAGTACTTCCATATCCAAAAATGGCCTGGCCAGAACTACCATAACCTGCGGCTGCTGGTCCATATCTAGCAGTACCAACTCCTGCAGTATCAGTAGCTACAACACCTGTATTACTAACTAGATTAGTCATTGATAATGGTGGATTACCATATCCATATCCAAATATAGCTTTCTGTGTGCCGGTAAGTGCTACATAAAAACTAGTCGGCCACAAGCCAGCAAGTCTTCTGCTTCGTTGTTCGTAACCCCAAAGTGGGCCTGTAATATTTGTTTCTGCCATTTTTTACTCTTTTAACTTAATGAATAACCTGCGGCTGCTAGGTAACTCCTAGCAGTACCAACACCTGTAGTATCCGTTGCTACTATACCGGTGTTTGATACTAGATTTGTAATATTGGTAATAGAAGCTGCCCATCCATAACCAAATATAGCTTTATCACCTCCATATCCGGCCGCCGCTAGTGCATACCTAGCAGTACCTACTCCGGTTGTATCAGTAGCAACTACACCTGTATTAGAAACTAGATTGGTTAGTGAATAGTTGGTAGCGCCGGTACCATATCCAAATATAGCTTTATCTGTGCCATAACCTGCGGCTGCTAATGCATATCTAGCTGTACCGACACCTGTTGTATCAGTAGCAACTACACCGGTGTTTGATACTTTGTTAGTCAATGATACGTAGCCGCCGGAGGAAGGATCATAGCCATATCCAAATATAGCCTTATCAGTACCATAACCTGCGGCTGCTAATGCATATCTAGCTGTACCGACACCTGTTGTATCAGTAGCAACAACTCCAGTACTACTGACTAGGTTAGTTAATGATACGTTTGTGCCAGCGGCATTTTGTCCATATCCAAAAATAGCTTTATCAGTACCGTAGCCGGCGGCTGCTGGTCCATTTCTACCTGTACCAACTCCAGTAGTATCACTAGAAACAACACCTGTATT